TCTTTATACTCTTCGCTATTTGCAGCCGCTTCTCCTATGGCGGCAAACATAGCGTTTTCGTCACCAACTAGAATACCTATGCTAGATACATCCTTAATCCCATTGGATACCGAAGCCGGAACTTCTTTTCCTGCCTCTACAGATTGTTGTTTTAGTTCTTCTAATCCTGCAAGCTGTGGCTGCATACTGGTCCATAGCTCTTTTAATGCACTCTTTGTTGTCTTATCTAATCCATCAATATCCAACCATTGTGATATTTGATCATAGCTCCAACCATTGACTGCATTTCCACTCCAATCAATGTAGTTAATGGTTTCACCCAAAGCATTTTCCATATTGCTTTGCATCTGTGGAACCAGATTGCCAATTTCATCTTGATACTGCTGTAGGATAGTATCTGTTTGAAAACTAGCTGCTTTTAATTTAATATCTCCTACCTGCTCCAGATAGTTTTCTTTCAGCACTTCTAGCTGTGTGTTGTATTCTTCTAGATTAATTGCACCATCATCTAACATTACTTTTGCATTTGCAACTGATAGCGTGTACGACTCATCATAATCCGCAATTGCTTTCTCTGCTTGTTTTTGTATCTCACCTTGTAGATTTTGAAAGGCATCTGCATCAAGTTCGCCGCCACCATATTTCAACTGCAAAAGATTTAAGTTCGCATCAAAATTACTTCCTGCCACTGCGGATTGAATTTTTGCCATTTGTTGTTGCAGTTCTGTAATCTCTTTTACTTCATCCATATCAAGTAACCCATCTTGAAAAGCATCGGTGATTGTTTGGTTTAACTTCGCTCCAAGGTCTGCAAGCTCTTGCTGTTTATCTGCATAGAAGCTATTGACTTGATTAATCATATTATTTCCTTCTAAATCATCATCCGTCAGGACTCCAACCGCCAAATTCACTGCGTATTGCCTTTGTTCTACAAAGCTTTGTACACCTGATATGTAAGACTGAATTTGCTCCTGATAGCTTGATTGTTCCTCGGTATTAAGCTCCATTCCAATTGATACTTTCCAGTTTGCCCGATTAATCGCTTCGACTGAATCACTAATCGTATCTTGAATTCCATCAAGTTCCTCAAATGCTGCTATCGCTTCTCTGACTTGGCCAAGATTATCATTTGCCACAATATACCCTGCTACTTCCTCCAAATCTTCCAATGACAATGATATCTCTCCAAAGTGTTTTGACAGATTTGCCTTTTGTGCATCCTTTGCACATTTTTTCACTGCATATCCGATTCCTGCCGCTCCTCCAATCGCCGCCGTAACAGCAAGAATTGCAACGGCAAAGGGATTTGTTAGAATACCTGCTAGTGCCCCAAAGGAAGTGACCAAAGACATGACACCAGAGGCTACCTTGTAAGTGGCTAAAGCACTTCCAATACTAATGAGTGAAGTTGCTATTACATCAGGATGTTTTACCAGCCATATGCCAATGTTTAGAAACGGTTCTGCAAAGTCATATAAGGCTGTTGTAAATTCTTCTATCTCCCTGACTACGGTTGGTAATCCTTTTTGTACACTGGATACGACCTTTGCTATGATATTATCATTCTTAAGACTGGTTGAAAGCTTACTTACCATTTCTGTGATCCATTGCACCCCACTTCGCAGCGGAGCATTCAAATCCTCATAAATTTGTATTCCAAGCCCCTCTAATCCAGACTTTAATATGGTGGTGTCTCCTTTTAGATTATCCAGTCGGACATTTGCCATTTCCTTTGCCGCACCTGCGGAATTTTGGATTGCATCGGTTAGCTTGTTATAATCCTCTTCACTTGCGTTTACAATAGCAAGCAATCCAGACATTGCAGTCTTGCCTCCAAGCATTGCAGCATAACTTGCCTTTTGATCTTGTGTCATGCTTGACATTCCTTTTCTCATATCATTCATGATATCTGCAAAAGATTTCATGGAACCATCGCCATTTGTTAATGACATATTTAATGCGTCCATTGCTTCTGTACTTTCTTTGGTTGGTTTTGCCATTCTTGTAATCACAGAACGTAAAGAGGTACCTGCATCGCTTCCTTTAATGCCACTGTTTGCCATTAAACCAGTGGCAACGGCTAAGTCCTGAATGCTATAATTCATCGCTCCTGCTACTGCTCCAGCATACTGAAATGTCTCACCCATCAAGGATACATTGGTGTTTGCGTTACTAGCGGCGGCGGCCATTACATCTGCAAATTCACCGCTGTCTTTCGCGCTCTTTCCAAATGCGGTCAAAGAATCGGTAACAATATCCGAAGTCAATGCTAAATCCTCACCCGATGAAGCCGCCAAATCCATAATACCTTCAATACCATTTAGCATATCTGTTGTTTTCCATCCTGCCATTGCCATGTATTCCATTGCCTGTCCAGATTGCGTTGCACTAAAGGAAGTAGTGGCACCCATTTCTTCTGCCTTTTCCTTTAATGCCTCAAAATCACTTCCCGATGCTTTTGAAATCGATTGTACCGTTGACATTTGTGCTTCAAATTCTGAACCAACCGAAACCGAAGCACCCGTTACAGCCGCAATCACTGCCCCGGTTGCTTTTGCTGCAGTCGATAGTGCTTTGAATGCTTTTTTTCCTGTACTTTCGATTGAATTAAAAATAGGAGCAACATCATTCATCCCACTGCTAAAAGAATTCTTCATCTCATTCGAAGAGGATGCCGCTTGCTTTGCAATGTTTTGTAATTCCTTTTTGGTTAGCTTTGTACTATTTAGAAATGACTTTTCAACCTCTCCTGCGATTTTTATTGCCATTTCGTACTCTTTGTTCTTTGCCAAGCGCATTCACCTCCTTGATGATTTCTCGCAGTTCAAAAACAGACAGGTTTGATAAATAATCAATTCCTGTCTGTAATCGAATGGATAATCGAATTATAATTTTTCTAAGTTCTGCTCCATCAGAAACTTTTAGTCCTCTTTGTAGAAAAAACCTGTCACTCTGTTTTTTACCTTCAGTGCATCTTTGGGGCGTAGTCCATGAAAGAATTCAAGCGGCTGTCCTGTTGCTTTGGATGCCATGATGCACGAATATTCCAACGACAATTCAGGATTAAACGAAAAGGAACCTGAGCGGTCTAATACCTTTTGTGCTGCAATCATATCCGCTGCGGTTAAATCCTCTAAGTTACTTAAATCAATTTTATCGTATGTCTTTCCCTCAAATTGATAGGACTTACTGAGCGAAACTACCAGTTCACTTTCAATCACTTCTCCCTTTTCACTTAATACTTCCACTACCTCTGTATTTTCTTTTTTCATTAGATGAATTTCCTCACTTTCTCTAAAATATCTTTTCCATTTACTTTGTAAATAAAATTTAGCTTGTCTAATTCAAATTTACTTTGTCCATCCATTTCAATTAAGAAATAGAGAACTTCTAATGTAACAGAACTGTCCATTTGCGTTGCCTGTTGTACCTTGCCTGGTTTGAACTTTTTAAGCTTTCCTCTTATTGCAATTCTCATGCTTTTAAAATCTACTGCCGCCGTCGTTTCATCAAGCATCTGCTTTGTTGCTCTTAAATTCAAATCAACCATTTCAGTTGGATCCATAAATGAAAAAATATCTTCATCTAAAGCTCTGAAAGGAATTTCAATTTCATTACTTCCAAACATACCTAAAATACTGGTATCGAATTCTCCTAGTATGCCAGCTCCATTGATTGTGTCGGTCATTGCTTCAAAGTCTGGCAACGTCACCTCTCCACTTAAACCAATCAATTTATTTCCTGATTTATATACATTAAATCCATAGATTACCTCTGGAATCATTCTTATTCACCTCCTAGTGCTGCTTCAATCATCGTTGGATCAAATTCTAAGACGTTTAATATGTCTTCTGCAGGTGTATAGGGTGCAAGCCATTGTTTGAATTGAATTTTACCTTCTAAAATATTATCTTGTGGGTTGTCATCCATATTAAACTGCATTCTAGCACCTGCACATTTTCCTTGTGAAACGTAACTGTTTCCTCGAATGTTTTCCGCATCTACAATGGATTCTATCAGTGCATAATTTAATAAATTATCTACTTTTTCCTTATAGCTTAAAATAAATGTATTACTCCACCATGTAAAAAACCTGCGACAACAAATCCATCGATCTTTTATATCTTTGTTACCTGGGTAGCAAGCCATATTGTTGCCCCATGATCTCCATCCTGCATCATTGAGAGCCGTTACAATCCCTTGGCTGTTTAGTACATTTGCCTGTGCCTGATCTAAATCTATTTCTGTTCCATCTTTTAACACCGTTCCAGTTGCTCCTAAAATCTTATTGGATGGAGATAGACTCGGAACATCATCGTTTGATGCATCGGTGTAAGCTACTAATGCACCGTAAATTGCAGAATAATAATATTTCACTCCATCCACTGAAATCATTGGCCAAAGCACAATGGAATGTTTACTCGTATATCCATTTGTATTTTTTATTTCTTCTACATCGGTATATTTCTTAGCTTTTGTTGTATCAATATCAAGAATATTTTCACAAGTATATACTTCATTGATCCTTTCACTTTTTGCATCTAATGCGGCTCCAACTTCTGCAATATGACTCCACCCTGGTGCTAAAAGTAAACCTGGTACTAAATTGAATTTAGGATAAACTTTTCTTACTAACTCGATTCCTGATTCTTTTCCTGTTTCTGCATCGTAACCACCAATGATATCGGTACTAGTTACAGCGGTTGGATCAATGCTCGTACTGCTGACATTTAATGTCGTAGCAGAATATGCTACACCACTTGAAAGCAGAGATACCACCACATAACCGTCCTCATCAAACGAAAGAACATAATCCATATCCTGTGTCAAAGTATTGCCGTCATTCTTTACTACAACAGTATCCAGTAGAATTCCTTTCGTATTGATACATGCCTGTTTGTTGGTAACGGCATAATCGGCTTCCGAATTTGCTTTCTTATGAATGGTAGGATCTAGTACATTACATAAAATAATTGGTGCAACATGAAATACTTTAAATGATGCATCCATGCTCTGGCATAATGTATAGTTCTCATAATCAGAACTATATCCTACTGCTGCCTGTGCCTCCTCAAAACTATATGCTACAAATAATTGATTGGTCGCTTTGTAAGGATCTTTTGCTAAGTTAATTGGTGCAGTACCAAATATCACTTGCAAACCAGATGATCCAGTGATTGGTGATGCTAAACTTGTTGGATTCTCCTGTACACGAATCCCGTGCTGATAGGTAGCCATTCTTTAATCCTCCTGTTTTGTCTTGATTTTCCCATATAAAATGCTTAATGTACTTCCTTGATTTCTTAATTCTGTCCTGGCCGCCGCTAGTTGATCAATTGGGATAATTAAATTGTTGATGAGGGGCTGCCTTTCCATTTCATCACTTAAAAATTTGGGTAAACCATTGTTAAACACTGTATTCTTCGTTACGATATGTTCAATCGTAGGTCCAATGTAAACTTTCGTTATTTTTATACTCTTCTTAATTTGGCTCTCCTCCTTGCTAATCTCTGTTTCTGACAGATTGATTTCTTCGTTTACTGTTTCTTGTGTTGCTGTTTTTTTCATGTATATATGTCCTCCCTTTGTATAAGTGGAACCGTCCAATAAGTTAGGAGTCCACCAAAATAATATGGGTGCGTTTGTTCATCCTGAAGCGCCCATTTGACTTTTTCTTGCATTATAAACTTTCGATCTAATATTGGATTCTTACGAAATCTTTCTAATACATCTTGTATTATGTTTAAAACGATATCTTCCCCTTGTGCATCAACATTATTGTTATATATGCCAATCATTATATTAATAGCAATTGTATATTCCTTTTCATTCTCTGGTATCTCTCCATCTGTTATCCTTACAAGTAAATAAGGATACGGTTCCGTATCCTTATCGTTTAACTGTATTGGAAGATTTTGCTCAAATACTTTTATTTTCCCCTCCTCACCTGACTGATTTTTAAAATTGCTATGTTCTAATATTGCCATCAATTCTTTTGATAGGTCTCTTCTTAGTTTCAATGGTGTCATATTTTCCTCCTAATCAACTGTTAACTGCCTCTAAAGAAATAGAAAATATTCCATCTTCATTAATAGCATCTGTAATGATATAAGATTTTTCATCTAGAATAAGTTGCCTTCCTATTTTGGGTAATTCTCCGAATATAGCTTCTGAAACGTAAAAAAGGACTTGTTTCAAATACAGTCCTTCTCCCATACTATGATAGCGTTTTTCACGTTTAATCTGTTCATTGTTATCTATTATTATCATCATTCGTTTTCCATCAACAACATGTTCTTCTCCAAATTCATCTGGATTAAAAAAAATGGATTGAATATCATTTTTAATTATATCTTTAAAGCTCATGCTTCCTCCGGTTCTGCTGCGGTAAGTACCGGAGCTTCATCTTGGTCATCTTCTGAATCTACTGCTGCTTCTACTTCAATAGTTAATAATTTTTCGATGATTTCGTCTTTCTTACCTGTTGCAGGTACACCCAGATCACTAGCAAGTTTTTTTACATCGTTATAACTCATTGATTCAAGTTGCTCTCTGTCTAAATTCCCTGTTGTTGTAATTTCGTTTTGCTGTGCTGCATCATCTACTATATCATCATTGTTTGCTTCTACTTTTTCTTCTTTTTGTTCTACTGCAACCGCAACTTTTCTTTTGATAAGCCTTGCTTCTTGTTCCTCTGTCAGGCTGAATGGCCCATCTTTGCTTGTTTTGGGTGTTACCGTCCCATTTGCTTCTTTATAACCGTATGTACCTTTAATGATTTGAATCATATTATTTCCTTTCTACCTTGATTATTTTGTCAAAACATCCGCAACAATCCAAGGATTTTTTCTGTTAGGCATTAATAGAGGACAACTTGTCAATGTAATACTTCTGCTGTTATTTTCTGCTGATGCAACATAATGTGGTATGCGCTTTCCGGTATATGTATGCATTTCTCCATCTGACTGTTCTACCTGTGTTACTGCACCATATGCTGTTCTTCCTGCTGCCGGAGCTGTTACGATTACTTTGTTTGATGGAATATAAAGTGTATCTTCACCACTTTTATTTTCATAGGTTGCTGCATAAGATAAGATATCCACTTTATGCCCTTTCACTACGATTTGTGCAATTCTCGAAGCACCTGTTGGTAATTCCATAGGTTCTACTGATCCAATGTTGTAATTTCTAATATCTAATAACTTTTGAATTTTTTCGTTATTGATGAACGGATTTACAACAGCCGTTCCAAGTATCACTTCTGTTGCCGCATTTCCTTTTTGAATAAGCATTAATATCATTTGATAGATATCTTCTATAAGGTCAGCGGTATCACTGTCCCAGTCTAGCGATGGTGTATATACTGCTGGATTCGATGTATCGTCATAGAAACGAATCTCTTTTTCCTCATATTCGTCTCCTTTGTCTGCATAATGATGCATGACGCATCCATTTGTAAGCATTGTTTCTGCTGCCATTGATTCTTCGCGCCTTGTAATCATTTCATCCATTTCAGACGTATCTTTTAAAATTAATGCCATTTGCCGCTGTTCTGGCGTTAATTTAGAAAATAAAGCTTCTCCAAATCCCTTTTTCTTAAGATCGTCTACATAAAGTGGTCGCTTTGGGGCAATGTTTGCAGGTGCATAACTTTTTATATTATATCCGTCCCTTAACATTGTCACTCCATTTTTTCTAGGTGAAACAAAAGGAGCTAATTTCTTGTTTCCGTCTTTGTACTCAACCAGTACTTCTTCCGTAGTAAAAATATCTGTTACATCATTTGTAGGGAAATATCTATCCTTTAAAAATGTTGTAATAGGTGGCATTTGTTCAACTGCTGCCAACAGTGTTAATGTTTTCGTAAAATCCATGTTTTCTTTCCTCCTCTTACTGAGCTGTTTCTACAATAATTCCTACATCTCTTAGATTGTCTGCATCTGCATCTGTGAAAGTATATTCTGATGCTACAACCAAAGAATTTCTTACAAAATTACCATTTTTATATACAATACCTATTACTGTTTCTGTATCATCCGTTTCCGTTTCATCACATAATATGTATGCTGCGGTTGCTCCATTTTTCAATAACATTCCTGTAGTGTCAATGACTGAACCCTTTGCTAGTATCCCTTGTCCAGCTGCTAGTTGAATTGATCCTACCTCTCCTGATCTGTTTACCAAATTGTCATAATCTACAGATCCATAGTCTTTATTCAATAAACTCATTCTCATTTACCTCCTCTTATCGCTTTTGCTGCGTTAACAGCGGCCAATACATCCGCCGCTTCATCTTTTGTTTCTTCCTGCATTCCTCCATTTGGAGTTGCTGTAACATCATTTGTTCCAGAATCTCTAACATCTGCTGCATTATCAGATAAGAATGTATTACCTAGACTTGCTTGTTTTTGCATTGCTTGAAAAGCAAGTTCTTTTGCATCCATTGGCTTTTCACCATATTTTGCATTTTTTATCAAATCTTTGTCTGCAATAGAAGCTTCGATTGATTCAATCTCTTGAATCCTTTTTCTTTCTGCTGCGGTTGCCATATTGATTGTTTCATTTTCGGTTTCAATACTTATACTTTGTTTCGCTTCATTTTCAATTTCTGTTACTAAATCTGGATACTTCTGTCTTAATTCTTGTTGATCCACTATGATTCCTCCTTCATGTTGATTGTTTTTATTAGCATCTGCATGTGCAGTTTGCGTCTGTGTATTTTGGTTAAACACGGTTACATTTTGAGGTATTGCAATCATTCTTTTTGCATTCATGGGTATTCCATTACATAAAAAAAGTGACTTATCTGAGCTCATGCTCATTGTCACATTCTGTCCACTGATCACTTCATCTGCAAATCCTCTATCTACTACTTCTTGTCCTGTCATCCACGTAGTTTTTTCCACCATATTTTTTAGTTTTGTCTTTGTTTCTCCTGTTCTTTCTTGATATACATTCGTTACCAAGTCATTTGCCGCCTGAAGCTGGCTTAATGCGTCATTTAATTGCTGCACATTATAGTAATCACATAATCTAATCAAAGCACCATGTACCATCACCTGCGCTGTCTGATATACTTGTCTCACCTTTCCTGCTTGTGCAATAATTGATGCTGCACTTGCTGCCAATCCATCTACAATTGTTGTTACATTATCCATTTCTTTTAATCTGTTATAGATTGTCACTCCTGCGAATAAATCTCCACCAATTGAATTGATTCTAACTTTTACACTACTCTTGTTTTTAATACTATCTAAATCGCTTAGAAAGTCTGATAGTACAATAAACAATCCATCTATTTGCTCTCCTGTCCACCAATCCACCGGAACCGTCTCAACCACTTCTCCATACATCGCAATTTCAACTTCATCATCATTTTGAATGATGTTATAAGACTTTAATCCCGGCATTGCTCTAATCGGTATTTGAGCTGCATTTATAATTCTATTATATCTTTGTCTGTTCAAATTCTTGCACCTCCTCTTTTATTGATTCCTTAATACAATCTCGCACGGTCTTTCTAATAAAGTCTGTCATATTTGTATTTTTCTCCGAACCACTTGCTATATCAGTGTTTGATGCTCTAAGCACTTGTGTTTTTCTCTCATTTTCTCTCTCCAATTTGTTCATATTTGCATTCCAATCACCACCATTTAGTTTGATTGTAGAGTCTTCATTTGTACTATATCCTTGTTCTACTGCCATGATCTCTGCTGTAATCTCTTTTACAGGATCTAACTGTCCCTGCGATGGTCCAATCCATTCGCATCCAAGCCATGCAGCTTTTACTCTAGGATCTGTAAAGAATCCTGGTGCTTTAATCCTCCCTCTTGCAATTGCTTCGCTCAGCCATATTTTATAAATTGGTTTACAAAAATCAGACGCAAACCACTCTCTATACATTCGAAACGACTTCCACGCTTCTAATAATGCTGCTCTTGATGCGGAATAACTAGAATTAAATTCTTTCAATAGTAAATCAACTGGTATTTCTAATGCGGCTCCCATTTGAGTACATATTGATTTTATAAATCCATCAAAATTAGAACCAGGTCTTTTGGGATCAGCGAATTCTACTCCTTCTCCCTTATTCATTACATTTACTTGACCGGGTCCCATTTCATATTCGTTTGGATCATACGTTACCTTTTCTTCTCCCTCTTCTCCCGTTTCATTTAATGGTATTCCATCTTCTCCTTTAGGTGCTGTCGATGTTATAAATGCTGTGAAAAATGATTCTACTAATGCTGCTGTTATTTCACTATCTGTATATCTTTTTATTTGAATCAGTGGCTCGATTATTTGTGCTAAATAACTGACTCCTCGATATTGCTCAGGTCTTTCCGAACTCATTACATGAATTACATTTGGTAATCCTGTTTTTGCTCCATATGCTTCTACCCTGATCCAGTCTGTCGGTTCAACTGTTGTCTGGAATGGATATGTATTTCTTATGTGGTATGCTACTATTTTTCCATTTTTATCTACCTCTACTCCATCGTGTATTTTATTTTTATTATCTGTGTTTACTCCTTCTGTGTAACTTAAATTAAATCCTATAAGCTTTCCTGGTGTTGCTACTCTATCCGCTTCAATAATGTGTATTCTAAGACCATAAGGTAACTCTTTTGTTACATTACTCTCTTTTCTCAATGCCATGACATCCCCATTTATTAACCATGATGAAAAAGCTAACTGCTGCATGGAATAAAAATCATTAATCCCTGTTGCATCACAAGCATTTTTATCGGATGCCCAAATGGCAAACTCTGATTTTACATTTCTTTCCCATGCTTCTGCATCTTCTGCTGATATACCTAGTACAATTCTGTCTATTTTAGGATTCAGCTTTAATCCTAATCCTATAACATTTGTTCTACTGGTTTTTACTGCCGACGTTGCGATAGGTGCACCCATATAAGACATTCTTGCTCTTTGTCTTAGCGTGTAATTATTATAATCAATATCTTCTTGAGGACTTCCTGATTGAGCTTTAAAACCTTTTAATGCTCTTTTTATTGTAGATGCCCCTGCATCACCATAGCCTTTATTTATTATGTGAGGATTTGTTTTTGTAACTACTTGATTACTCATGTTTATCCTCCTACTCTTTAAAAGTCTCTTGGTACTACCGCAAATGCCTTACGTGGCTTTTTACCTTTTTCCAAATTTTCTAGTTCTTGTATTTCATCTTCAAGTACTGAAATCATATTTCTAATTTCTGCTAAGTTAGCTCTTGTTAATGATCTTGTTCCCATGCTGTAGCTTTGCGCTCCCCCTAATATTGTCTCCTCTGCTGTATAATACATTTCAAGTCTTACTTTTTTCTTACTGATTTTTTCTTTTACAGTCATATAACCACCTACCAATCATCCTTTTGAATATTTCTCTTTCTTTGTTTTCTTAATACTTTCTTTGCTGGTTTATTTTTCACTTCTGTTTCACCATTCTCCATCTCCTTTAGCTTTTTAGCTATTTGATCTAAGTTAGGATTAAGTACTCGAAACGCAGCATTTGCATAGTTCCTACAGTCCAGTGGTTCATTCCTAATATGACCCGGTAATTTTTCCCACTTCCATTTTCCACCTTTATACGTCATTCTCTCTGAAAGAAGACCGTTGAAATAATTTGAATCATATCCTTTTTCTTCTTGAATCGGGTAATGACAATACCTTGCTCCAGGTTCATTGACTTCTAAAGCGCTCATTATTTTTTCTTTTCCTGAATCAACTCCAATTGTATAAAGCCAAGCTTTTCCAATTACATACTTATTTCCTTGGTCATCTTCCTTTATAATATTTACTTTCGATGGCGGGCTTGTAAAAGGTATTCCTTCTCCTCCCTTTCCTTTGATTGCAAATACTCTCTTGTTAATTCTTTTCATGCACTGTTGATATACTTCTTGTGTATAATGTCCTCCTGAGTCAACAAAAGTAATAGAAATTTTTAATTGCTTCCCATTCTCATAACTCCATCTTTTATCAATTACCCTATCTAGTCTTGTCCAAACGCTTTCCATTTCTGGTGTATCTTCCGCATCTGGCTTACCTACAATGATTCCTTTTTCAATCCCCCAAGTTTCCTTGAAGAAGCCATGACCTACAACCTCATATTCCAGTCGATTATCTTGTGTATCAACACCACAAGTTAAGCAGAGCACTCCGTCTGGAAGCTCTGCTTTATACGACTCTCTTATTTCAAGCATTTGATCATCTGTTCTTAGTTTTCCTCTGTCTTCCCATAGTTGACCAAGAAGTGTATTAAAAACAACTTTTAACTTATTTGGATCACCATCTGCTTCTAAAAATCTTAATATTATTTTTGCCCAAGCTGTCCAAGGTGATGAGAAAGCATTAATCCAAAATGATCGTACTCCGTTTTTATAGGCATCTGGATTTTTAGCAACCCATTTATGCTTTGCTCTTTTTATTTTAGATTCAGAACTAATACAACCACATTTTGGACAACAATATTGAACTTTTTTAACTAGAAAATGTTTCTTGCTTCCTACTTGCTTTGTCTCATGTTCAAATCTAATATTGTCAAATTCAACAAAGCTATATTCTTTACAGTGAGGACATTCAGCAGACCAATATTCTTGTGTTCCAAGTGCAAATGATGATTCTATTGCACTAAATCCTTTTATTGTTGGTGTAGATACTTGCACCATTTTATGATTAAAGAATGTTGTTGTTCTAGCTTCCAATAATGCCCAAGGATCTCCCTCTCCTCCAGCATCTGTTGTCCATCTATCTATTTCATCACCAAATACATATCTTGATGGTGTAGATGCTAAATTTGCAGGGCTATTCGAACCTGTCATTGTTAACATTCCACCTGGATATTTCTTTTTTAGCACTGTATTATCTCT